CCGTATGGCTACTATGGTTAATCCATTTGAAAGGCATTCATATAAGAATGCAATGATTCAAGCGCAACTTATTGGCAATAAGCCTGTTGTGCATGAAAAGAAACAAAAGAATAAAATTGAACAAGTTTAATACCGCTCACATGGAAGCGGCTGAAGTTTACGCTAAGTTATCTTCAGCCCGCCGCTTGAAAGTTGGTTGTGTTATTGTAAAAGATAACACAATCATAGGTATTGGCTACAATGGTATGCCATCAGGTTGGGATAACAATTGTGAAGATAAAGAATATATGGACCAAACCGCGGGTGGTTGGTTGTCACCTGAAGAAATTAAAGAACAGTGGCCATGGAGTGAACAACAGTTACCAAAAACTGAAGACCTTCCATGGCTTCGTTATAAGTTAAAAACTAAACCTGAGGTGCTTCATGCTGAGACAAACGCACTTGCAAAGGTAGCAAAGTCAACCAATTCAAGTGATGATGCAACATTATACGTGACACATGCGCCTTGTTTAGATTGTGCTAAATTGATTTATCAATCAGGCATTAATAGTGTATTTTATCGTAATACGTATAGAGATAATCAAGGTATTGATTTTTTGATTAAGTGTAATGTCGGAGTGAATAGAATATGAGTAAAATTTATACATCACAAGTTATTGAAATCTGTGAAAACGGCGATGCAATAATTGAATTGCCTAAAGAACTTATGAAAGATATGGGTTGGAAAACAAATGACCTATTGAACATTGAATATGTTAATGGGCAAGTTATTGTAAGTAAAATTAAAGAAACCCGAATGAAAAGATACTGGAGAATCTTCAAATCTTTCTTTCAGAAAACTAAATAAAACAACCGCGGGATAGTAAAACGGTATTACGGAGGACTCATAATCCTCAGTTCTTGGTTCGATTCCAGGTCCCGCAACCAATAGGATATATTATGACTGATATGAATAAAGACGTTAATATTTTTATTGACGCATGTGACCAAGTACCATCTCTGGAGAATATTAGTCTCTACCGAAATCTTATTGTAGAAGAATTTTGGGAATTCAAAGATGCTAATCAGAAAGATGATTTGGTAGAAGAATTAGATGCTTGCATGGACATGATTTGGGTGATACTTGGATTTTGTCGTATGCGTGGATTTGATGTTGATGGCGCATGGGCTGAGGTTGCTCGGAGCAACCTATGCAAGATTGATTCTGAGACTGGTAAAGTTATTAAACGTGCTGATGGTAAAGTTATGAAACCTGAAGGATGGAGTGCTCCGGTGCTTGCACCTTTCGTTAAACTGTGATATAATATCGCTATGGATGAAGATACTAGAGAAATTCTTTTAATTCTGCAAGAAGAATGTGCAGAAGTCACTCAAGCAATAAGCAAATGTTTTCGTTTCGGTCCTGACCAATTAAAACCTGGTAAAGACAGAACGAACATTCAAATGTTGCAAGAAGAATTGGGTGACCTTCTGGCTATGATTGATTTGCTTGTGAAGAAAGATGTTGGTGTCAATTGGAAAGAATTGATGTTAGCAAAGCAAAACAAATTTTTAAAACTTAAACAATGGAGTAATATTGAAATTGAGTAATATCAATACATCAAAACTCGCCTATCAAATGGCGGTTGAAAACAAACTCCAGGCATACAAGTATGACCTGGTTCTGCGAGAGTTTGACAATATGGTTGAACTTATTGGTCTAGTTAATGACCCAACCCAAGACATGGCCGACTTCCGCGGTCGTGAAATGTTGTTCCCCAAGAAGTGGGTAACATTGAAAACCTTTTTTGCAGAGGAAAGGGTTAAAGTATGAGTTTGAAACTTATTACTTTCAAAACAAACCAAACCATCCTTGGTGATGTTGAGTATAGCGGCGGTGAATATACCGTAAAGCAACCTGTACAGGTTATTGTACAGCCAACTAAAGATGGTCCAATGATGGGCTTCTCTCCATTCTTAGATTACTGTCTAGAGTTTTCTACTGGAATTGAATTCGTATCTTCGGATATTCTAACTGTAACTACACCAGCGATTGAATTGTCAAATCAATACAATCAAGTCTTTGGTTCTGGTATTCAAATCGCATCATCTATCCCTAAATTTTAATGAGTAATTTTTACACTAATGTAATTTGTGTTGGCAACAACATTCTTTACAGAGGCGTAGAAAACGGTAGGCGTGTAAAACTCCGCGTGGGTTACACGCCTACAATGTTTTTGCCTTCCCAAAAAGAAACGAAATGGAAAACTCTCCATGGTGAATACCTGGATGAGATTAAACTTGGATCCATTCGTGAATGTAGAGACTTCATTAAGCGATATGAAGATGTTGAGAACTTTAAGATTTATGGTAACACAAGATATGAATATGCCTATATTGCTGATGAATTCAAAGGCGCAATTGATTGGGACCAAGCCAAAATTAATATTGCAGTCATTGATATTGAAGTCGGTTCAGAAAATGGCTTTCCTGACCCATACAAAGCAAATGAGCCAATCACAGCGATTGCGGTAAAGACGCTTGATGGTGATATGAAGGTTTATGGTTGCGGTAATTTTAATAACAGCCGTGATGATGTTACTTACATAAAGTGCAGAGATGAATATGACCTCTGCAAGAGATTCCTAGAAGATTGGAAATACGATACACCAGATATCATTACTGGTTGGAACACTCGCTTCTTTGATATTCCATATTTGGTTAATCGGTTCGTTAAGATTCTCGGTGAAGATGAAATGAAGAATCTTTCACCATGGGGAATTGTGCAAGAACGAAAGACCAACATCAAAGGTCGTGAATTAATCTCGTATGAAATCTATGGCATTTCATCACTAGACTACATTGAATTGTACAAGTGGTTTGCTCCTGGTGGTAAGTCACAAGATTCATATCGTCTGGACAACATAGCTAACATTGAGTTGGGCAAGAAAAAACTTTCTTATGATGAATTTGAAAACTTGCACCAATTGTATAAGTTAAACTATCAAAAGTTTATTGAGTATAACATTGTTGACGTTGAATTGATTGTTGAATTGGAAGCTAAGTTAAAGCTGATTGAATTATCTTTGACTCTTTCATATGATACCAAGTCTAACTATGGTGATGTGTTTACACAAACTAGGATGTGGGATGCTATCATCTATAACTATTTGCTTGAACAAAACATCGTTGTGCCTCCTAATGAAACAAGTGTTAAAGATGGTGCGTTTGAGGGTGCTTATGTAAAAGATCCACAAGTTGGTGTGCATAATTACGTTGCATCGTTTGACTTGAATAGTTTGTATCCACACTTGATGATGCAGTACAATATTTCACCAGAGACAATCGTTGAAGTGAAAGATTATGATGCCAACATGCGTCAGATTATTTCTGATGGTGTTAGTGTTGATAAGATGTTGAGTAAAGAAGTTGATACTTCAAAACTACAAGGTGTAACCATTACACCAAATGGTCAATTCTTCCGAACAACCGAACAAGGTTTCTTGCCTAAGATGTTGGAAGAAATGTATGAAGACCGTAAGAAGTTTAAGAAGATGATGATTTCTGCTAAACAGGAATATGAAAAAGAAACAGATGCCAATAAGAAGTATGAATTGAAAAAGAAAATTGCACGATATGACAATCTGCAACTTGCTAAAAAAGTTTCATTGAATTCAGCTTATGGTGCGATGGGTTCACAATACTTCCGATTCTATGATTTGCGTCTAGCACTTGGCGTTACTTCGGCAGGTCAACTTTCAATTCGTTGGATTGAAGAAAAGATTAATAAGTATATGAATGACTTGTTAAAAACGAATGGTGTAGATTATGTTATTGCCTCAGACACAGATTCAATTTATCTCCGTCTTGGTGAGTTGGTTGATAAAGTGTATTCAACGAAAACGGATGTTAACCAACTTATCTCCTTCATGGACCGTGTCTGTGAAGATAAGATTCAACCATATATTGATAATTCTTATCAAGAACTTGCTACGTATGTCAACGCATATTCCCAAAAAATGCAAATGAAACGTGAAGGGTTGTCTAACAAAGGTATCTGGACAGCAAAGAAGCGGTACATTTTGAATGTATATAACAACGAAGGTGTTCAATACGCAGAGCCTCAGATGAAAGTCATGGGTCTTGAAATGGTGAAATCTTCTACTCCATCTTCCATTCGTGATAAGATGAAACAAGTTATCAAGTTGATGGTAACTGGTACCGAAGATGATGTGCAAGAATTCATTGCAGACTTCCGCAAAGAGTTTAGAACATTACCGATTGAAGAAATATCTTTTCCTCGTTCGGTGAATGGTTTGAAGACGTACACAGACAAAGCGCAAATATATACTAAGGGTACACCGATTCATGTTAAGGGTGCGTTGCTGTATAATTACCTGTTGAATAAACATAACTTATCAAACAAGTACCCTAAGGTTCAAGAAGGTGAGAAATTAAAGTTTACATACCTGATTCAGCCTAACCCAATCAATGATACGGTAATATCGTATCCAACACGCCTGCCAACTGAATTTGGACTTGACAATTACATTGATTATGAGTTACAATTTGAGAAAGCGTTTCTTGACCCAATCAAAATCATTCTTGATTGTATGAATTGGCAATCAGAGAAAACAAGTTCACTGGCAGATTTTTTCTAAAGGATAATTATGAGTTTATTGGACAAAATTAAAAAGAATTCTACGATTAAAGATAGTGCGATTCTATCTAAATCAAAATTCTTTACTGAGAAAGATATGATACCGACATCCATTCCTATGGTGAATGTTGCTCTATC